CAAAAGCCGATTTACATCACCCGATCTTGGGTAGAGTTAGTAATAAACTGGAAAGCCTGTTATTACTAGATGAGTTAGAGAGGAGCATACCCCAGCGTGCTAAGCAGGGGGCATCATGTCTACTACGAGGATACAGTCTTCACGTAAGTGAATTGAGAGATATCCTAGACATGGAATGCGTTGCTCGTGGAGACGATGCTATGTTGGTTCTGGCACATGAAAAAGATGACCGTGATACCTGCAATAGAAACCGATACAATTTCGGTTTTATTGTGAAAGCCCTACGGGCTGTTCTTGAGGTTTTACACGACTATGATCAAGATTTTCATGCCAAGTTCTCAACACAACAAATGTTTTCTTTCTTCCGTAACTTCTGGAACCTATGCAGCAGATCATCAGCTGCTCGAGAGAACCCAATCAAATACATGAAGTATATTACAGCTTGGCCTATGGCAGCTTATCTTCATGTAGAACCTCCTAAGAAACCATCTGACTTGTTGGATGACTTCATGTTTACAGGCAAAATTAGATCTTACCTTAAACAGAGAGTCGTCTCTAAAAACAAGAAGAACACCAAACTATGGTGGACCTGGTTACAAGGGGTTAAGAGAGCCTGTGAAAGCGCTCCCAAGTGGGTTGTCGAAGCCTCACTCCGTGAACATAAGGAGCGGCTATCTAGGGAAGTATACGTTGAGGATCAGAACTTCTTTGTGAACTTCAAGGAGAAGTGTGCCAAGATCGCTAAGGACTTTAAGTTTAAGTTCTATGATGATCTAGAGGTTTCTAACAGTGCATGTTGGGAACAGAAGCGCTCAGAGGGTGGTGCCCATGACGATATTTTGAAATACGTCAATGACCTCACACCCACTTCGAGTACTACTGTGACAACAGGCTGTTGGATTGATCTAGACCAAAGATACTTAAGGTCTATGGCATACACTCCTAGGAAAGGATTGATCGAAATTAGAGGCCTTTTCTCGCCTCGTCTTGCTGAATTAAAACAGCAGTCAGTCATGCCCCGTGATTTAACTCTCGAAGAGTATGAGGATGAACTCCAAAATGGTTTCTTATATGATACAAGAACCATGTACTACGCCGCCCGACAAAAGTGTCAGGTTAGTGCCGTATTGGAGCCCCTTAAGGTACGTCTCATCACTAAGGGTGAGAGTATGCCCTACTACTACTCTAGATCCATGCAGAAGTGCATGCATAGTTATCTCAGGAAACAAACACCATTTGAATTAATTGGTGAGCCCTTGGCATCTGACCACCTCTATCGACTTCGTGATAGAGAAGTGAAGACTGGAGTGGATAATTTCGACTTATGGGTAAGTGGTGACTACAGTGCTGCGACTGATAATCTCAAAATTCATTATACAAGAGTAGCTTTTGAAGCCTTCTTGGATAACACCGACTGTGATGAAGATAGTAAAAACATCTTCCGATCTGTCCTTTATGAACATGAAGTTCATTATGGACCACAGATGGTTAAAATGAATGAAGAGTTACGTAAGTTCGCACCCGACCTTACCTCCCTTGCACCCTTCCTACAAAAGAATGGACAACTCATGGGCAGTGTCCTGTCATTCCCTATCTTGAATGTGTGTAACCTAGTATCCTATTGGATCTCATTAGAACGGTATTATGGCAGAAAGTTTGGTAACTTTCGGGACCTACCGTGTCTGACCAACGGGGACGATATCTTATTCCGGACAAACAAGGACCATTATGAAATATGGCTTGAATGTATTAAGGAAGTTGGATTCGACCTCAGCGTTGGAAAGAACTACGTACACAAAAACTTGTTAACCGTCAACAGTAAGTTGTACCGGATGACCAGGAATGATTTCTTTGAAGTTCCATACTTCAATGTTGGTCTTTTGATCGGCAATAGCAAGCTGACTGACACTCGTGAGAGGTCAATCAAGGCTAAGTGCGCCAAATCACGTGATTACGAACAGGATGACTCCCCTTTTAGTGCTAACTACAATGTAGTTATTAAGGGTGCAGACAATCCGGAACGGGCTCATAAACGTTTCCTCCATTATAATAAGGAGAAGGTTCAGAACTACACGGATAAAGGACGACTTAACCTCAGTCTACCCTACCACTTAGGTGGTTTGGGTTGCCTTGTGCCAAAGACCTGCAATTATATTACAGAGGGGCAACATCGTGTTGCTCAGGCCATAACCTGTCTTATCAACCAGAATCGAAAGATTCCCTTTATCTACGGATTTAGTGCCGAAGGTAAAGGATCACGTTCTGTGAAGTTGATTGAGAGAGAAGTGAAAAAGTATCACTTTGGTTATGGACCTTATGAGGAGGGTTATGAACCGCTCTCCGATGTAGAGGTCTCCTGTAATAACATTGAAGTCGTGAGTGATCTTACGATCAAGTACCGAAGTTTAGCTCGCAATATGTTCTATAAGCTAGCTACAGCCGCTCCTTCGGGATCGTACATTGAAGAAAGAGAACCATTAGCAATGATGATTCGTCTCCCCACATCTATCTCATCAGCCTCTGACTAGAACTTTGGTCAGAGCCCTGAACAAGGGATCTTGATAGATAGTGGTTTTGCAGCAGTTTTGATATTGAGAGAGTGATCTATAGATTTAAATTAACCGTAGTCCCATCCTATCGGATGTGAGTTCTTATTGAACCAGGATATTAGTTAACTCTTCTATAGTTATCTCGAGCGTTTTGTACCGGATTATGGTGGAGTTTCTGTGTTTGTCTAACAATTAAGTGTATCAGTACACCCAAGGGTATTAGCCATTCAAACATTGACACCATAGCCGTCCATCCCTCACCCGTGGTTAGGAAACTAGCCGGGACAGTTCTAAGTACACATTAGTGTGATGAACTGGGAGTAAGAGAGGGGGTTAAGTACGTATTAACGTCTGCTCAATATCAG